TCAGAGATATTATAATGTTAAAAGTTATAACAAAAACGCGAAAAATAGTTTTGAGTTGTACGAGACAGTTATGGGAATTCAAGAGGAGATTCATAACGACCTTAAAATGAAATCTATAACCTATATGTTAGATAACGAGTATCAAATTGCTGCTGACCCAAAGATTATGGAGACGTCTATGACGGACGAGGCAGAAGATTTTAACGTATACATTAAATTGAATGATGATGTTATATACCATCGTATATGGGATGGGAAAGTTTACCCACCCAAAGTAAGGTATACCGTTGACGTAAGACCTCATTTGAAGTCTGTATTAAAGGCATTAACTAATGTTTTTTCTACTGACAAATTGACATATGAAATCGCGGGATATAACCTAGTTTGATTATATTTATTAAGACACGTATTTTAAAAACTGATAAACATGTCTAAGGAAAAAAATTTTGGTTATCTCGGAAACACATTTCAAAATCAACTACTTAATAACATCGTTCTTTACAAGGACTTTGCGGCGTCTATTGTTGATGTAATTGAACCAAAATACTTTGACAATCAGTACTTTAAACTGATTATGCAAATTATTAAGGAGTATTATATAAAGTATGAACATACTCCTTCTTACAACACCTTAGAACAACTTATTAAGTCTGAAGTGTCCTCACCCATGGCTCAAAAAATGGTTTTGGATATGGTAGAACAAATTAAGGAAGCCCCATCGGAAGGTGAAATTTTTGTACAAGAAAAGGCTTTAAAATTCTGTAAACAACAAGAACTACAAAAGGTTATGGGTAAGGCTCAGAAAATCATTGATAAAGGTGATTTTGAGAGTTATGACCATTTGGAGGAAATGGTTAGAGAAGCATTACAAGTTGGTGAGGTAGACACTGGAACTGCAGATGTTTTTGCTAACTTAGATGACGTTTTAGAAGAAGATTTTAGACATCCGATACCTATGGGTATACCAGGTATTGATAACCTTTTGAAAGGAGGTATGGCGAAAGGAGAATTGGGAGTTATATTAGCACCTACAGGTGTTGGAAAATCCACCCTCCTAACTAAAATCTCTAACCACGCATTTAATTTAGGTTATAACGTACTTCAGATATTCTTTGAGGATAACCCTAAAATTATACAAAGAAAACATTTTACGTTATGGACTGAAATAGCTCCTGATTTATTGTCTTTACATAAGGACAAAGTCATGGACAAAATTAAAGATATTCGTGAAAATACACCAAATAAGTTAATCTTAAAGAAACTTCCGTCAGATACACTTACTATGAATCAGATTAAAAATCAAATTCGTAAGATGACTGCAGAAGGTAATAAAGTTGACATGGTAGTACTAGATTATATTGATTGTGTAGTTCCTGACAAAAACTTAGGTGATGAGTGGAAAAGTGAGGGTTCAGTAATGAGAGGATTTGAATCGATGTGTCACGAATTGGATTTGGTAGGATGGACAGCAACCCAAGGTAATAGAAGTTCTATATCTTCTGATGTGGTTACTACTGACCAAATGGGAGGCTCGATTAAAAAGGCTCAAGTAGGGCACGTAATTATTTCTGTCGCGAAATCCTTACAGCAAAAAGAAATGAATTTAGCTACAATCGCCATCACTAAGTCTAGAATTGGGAAAGACGGTGTTGTGTTTGAAAATTGTAAATTTGATAACGAGATGTTAGTTATAGATACTGAACAAAGTGTAACCTTCTTAGGTTTGGAAGAACAAAAAGAAGAAAACAATAGGAAACGAATTAAAGAACTCCTTGATAGAAAAAAACAAAAGGAGAGTAATTAATAAACCCTAAAATTATTATAAAAATGGAAAGATTAATAGATAAAATTGATAGAGATATACGCTATGTCGTAAAAAGAAGTGGAGATAAAGTACCATTTCATTCTGAAAAAATTGAAAGGGCGGTCATAAAGGCGATGAAAAGCATCGAAATGGTAGATGAGGAAATGGCTGAAAAAATCGCTAGACTAACCACTAAAGCGATTTTTAGGAATAATAAAGAACACGTTCCTCATGTTGATGAAATACACGACATGGTGGAAAATAAATTAATGGATAATGGTTTGAATGACGTTGCGAAAGAGTACATCATTTACCGTTCAAAAAGTAGACCCAATATTTTTTCTAAAAGAACAAATCTAAAACCATATGATTACCCTAATCTTAATGAATATGTAGACGCTATAAGACATTCATATTGGGTTCACACAGAATTTAATTTTACGTCCGACATACAAGACTATAAGGTCCATTTAAATAAGAAAGAAAAATCTGCAGTTGAAAGAGCTATGTTAGCAATATCACAAATAGAAATTGCAGTTAAAACATTTTGGGGTGACATATACAAAAGAATGCCTAAACCTGAGATTGGAAGTGTAGGGGCTACTTTTGCGGAATCAGAGGTTAGACATGCGGATGCTTATTCACACCTAATACAGCTTTTAGGTTTAAATAAAAAATTTGAAAATTTACTTGAAGTACCCGCAATTAGAAGAAGAATTAAATACTTAGAAAAATCTATTACTAACTCAAAAGCGGTAGAAAACAAAGAATACTTTGAATCGATTGTATTGTTCTCTATGTTTATTGAAAATGTATCATTATTTTCACAATTTTTAGTTATTATGTCATTTAATAAACATAAAAACAAATTGAAAGGGATTAGTAATGCGGTTGAAGCGACATCGAAAGAAGAAAATATTCACGCTGAATTTGGATTTGAGTTGGTTAACTTAATCAAACAAGAAAACCCCGATTGGTGGACACAAGAACTAGTGGAGGATTTAATAATCTCAACTCACGAAGCGTATGAGGCTGAGCAAGAAGTGGTAAATTGGATTTTTGAAGAGGGAGACTTAGAATTTCTCACTAAAAAACAAACATTGGAGTTTATTAAACACAGATTTAATGTATCTTTAAATTCAATTGGTATTGATAGTGTTTTTGAAGTTAATGAAACAATATTAGAAACCACGGAATGGTTTGACGATGAGATTTTAACTACAAAACACACAGACTTCTTTAATAAAAGAAGTATTAACTATAGTAAAAAATCAAAATCAATCACATCAAACGATTTATTTTAAAACGATATAACTAAAATGGAAAATAGAGAAAATTTTGAATGGATAAATGAGGAGTCCATTACCTTTCTTCGTAGAGGATATCTTAGTGACGGAGAAGAGGCGTTAGATAGAATTCGCACTATAGCTAATCACGCTGAAAAAATACTAGGAATCGAAGGGTTCGCGGATAAATTTTATGAATATATGGGTCGAGGATGGTATTCACTATCTTCACCTGTTTGGGCTAATTTTGGTAAAAAAAGAGGTCTACCTGTCAGTTGTTTTGGGTCAAATATATGTGACAACATAGAGTCAATATTATATACACAAGCAGAAGTGGGCGAAATGAGTAAAATGGGTGGAGGTACCTCAGGTTACTTTGGTAATATTAGAGAAAGAGGTGCTGAGATTACAGACAATGGACATGCTCCAGGCTCAGTTCATTTTATGAACTTATTTGAAAGTGTTGTCGATAATATTTCACAGGGGTCTACTAGAAGAGGTAGATTCTCTCCATATTTACCTGTAGAACATCCTGATATTATGGAATTTTTAGAAATTGGTACCGAAGGTTTTCCTATTCAGGACTTAACACATGCGGTAACTGTTACTGATGAGTTTATGAATGATATGATAGGTGGGGATAATGAAAAAAGAGCGATTTGGGCTAAAGTAATACAAAGAAGGGGGGAAATTGGATATCCTTATATTATGTTTAACGATACTATGAATAATAAAGCTCCCGATGTTTATAGAGATAAAGGTGCTAAAATTTATAACTCTAACCTTTGTTCGGAAATAGCTTTACATAACTCAGATGAGGAGTCATTCGTATGTGTTCTTTCATCCATGAATGTACTTCATTATGATGAGTGGAAAAATACAGATGCGGTTGAGATAATGACCTTCTTTTTAGATGCCGTTGTAAGTGAATTTTTAACAAAAATTGAAAATATTAGAGACGATGGTACTATAGAAGGTAAAAGAGGATTCTTTTATTTGGAGAAGGCATATAACTTCGCAAAAAGACAAAGAGCGTTAGGTTTAGGTGTTTTAGGTTGGCACTCACTATTACAATCTAAAAACTTACCTTTTGACACTAAAGAAAGTGCTAAACTTAATGTAGAAGTTTTTAAATTGATAAAAGAAAAGTCATATAAGGCTTCTGAAGACTTGGCTAAAATTTTTGGAGAACCTGAATATCTTGAAGGTTATGGTAGAAGAAATGTTACTCTAAATGCAATTGCACCTACTACCTCATCAGCGTTTATTTTAGGACAAGTATCACAATCAATAGAACCTATATGGTCTAATTGTTATGTTAAAGACGTTGCTAAATTAAAAGTTACTATTAAAAATCCGGTACTTAAAAAACTATTACAAGAGTTAGGTAAAGATACCAAACAAGTGTGGGACAGTATTAAGAAAAGAGATGGTTCAGCTCAACACTTAGATTTTTTAACTAAAGAGCAAAAAGATGTATTTAGAACATTTGCCGAAATAAATCAAGCGTCCATAATCAACCAAGCGGCTATCAGACAAGACTATATTGACCAATCACAGTCATTAAACTTAATGGTTTCACCTGATATGCCAACAAAAGATATAAATAAACTGTTAATTGACGCTTGGAAACTAGGAGTAAAAACACTATATTATCAACATTCGATGAACTCAGCTCAGGCTTTCTCAAGGAAGAAATTAAACCTCAACGACTTACAATGTGTTGCTTGTGAAGGATAATAAAATAAAACCCATCTAAAAAGGTGGGTTTTATTTATAAAAATATTATATCGAATATTTATTGTTATGGCAATAAATAAATCATATGGTATAAAATTTCCATTTTCTGAAAGTGTTAATGGTAACTATCTCACTCGGACAAAAACTGCCGAAGATGAGATAAGGACGGATTTATTACATTTAATATTAACAAGGAAAGGTAGTAGATATTACTTACCTGACTTTGGAACTAGGATATATGAGTTTATTTTTGAACCAATGGACGGACCAACATTTGATGCAATAAAATCAGATATACAAACATCAGTTGATAAATACATACCTAATTTACAGATTAATGACATATCTATATCCCCTTATAGTGAAGATGATAGGAATGTTTCGGGTACTCTAAATACCGAAGACGAAAATTCTGAATATGAAATGTTTGACATTTTTAGAACTGCAGGTGAAGGGGTAGATGAATATACTGCGAAAGTAAAAATAGACTATTCTATTAAAGATACTACATTTGAAAGTAGAGATTTTATAATAATTAATATTTAAATTATATGGCTAATCGTAAAATATCATATACGGAAAGAGATTTTGAAGGTTTAAGACAAGACCTTATAAACTTTACAAGACAGTATTATCCGGACCTCATTGATAATTTTAATGACGCTTCCGTATTCTCAGTATTTTTAGATTTAAACGCGGCTATTGGAGACAACTTAAATTATCATATAGACAGAAGTATACAAGAAACTGTATTACAATACGCTCAACAAAAATCTTCAATATATAATATCGCTAGAACATATGGATTAAAAATACCTGGTAATAGACCTTCTATTGCGTTATTAGATGTGTCTATTACTGTTCCAGCTTTTGGAGACCAAGAAGACAGTAGGTATTTAGGTATTATAAGGTCAGGTTCTCAGTTTATAGGTGCGGGTCAAATATTTGAAAACCAAGACGATATCGACTTTAGTACTCAATATAATAGTAGTGGATTCCCTAACAGAACTAAAATACCGAATTTTGATAGTAATAATCGAATTATTAATTATACTATAACTAAACGAGAGGTTGTTGTTAATGGTACCACTAAAATATTTAAAAAAGTAATTAATAATAATGATGTTAAACCATTTTATGAGTTCTTCTTACCTGAAAAAAACGTTATAAGTATAACATCATTAATTCAGAAAGATGGTATTACTTACTCAAGCCCACCTACTTATGGTGAATTTATAACTGCACCTGATAGATGGTATGAGGTAGATGCGTTGGCAGAAAATACAGTATTTGTTGAAGACCCCACAAAGGCTTCAGATAATCCAGGGATAAAAGTGGGTCGTTATATTGAAACTGAAAGTAGATTTATTTCTGAATATACACCTGAGGGTTATTGTAAATTAACTTTCGGTTCCGCTACAGTTACTGCTGACGACCAGTTAGCTCAATTTGCAAAAACAGGAATACCGCTTAGGCTTGAAAATTATCAAAACAATATTGGGTTAGGTAGAACTGTTAAGGCTAATACTACACTATTTGTTAAATATAGAATAGGGGGTGGGATAGGTTCTAACATCGGGGTAAACACAATCAACCAAATCGGAACCATTAATTTTTCGGTTAACGGACCATCACCTAACATTAATCAGAATGTAATTCAAAGTTTAAGGTCTAATAATGTAACCGCAGCGATAGGTGGGGGTAACTTACCTACTACTGAGGAAGTGCGTAATATGGTTACCTATAATTTTGCGGCACAAAAAAGGGCCGTTACGGTAAATGATTATAATTCTTTAATTAGAACTATGCCGAGTAGGTTTGGAGCGCCGGCTAAGGCGTCTATAACGGAAGAGGATAATAAGATTAAAATAGAAATATTATCATTTGATGATAATGGTAAGTTAACTAGTAACGTATCAAATACATTAAAACAAAATATTGCAAATTATTTATCTAATTACAGGATGATTAATGATTATATTTCAGTAAGAAGTGCTCAAGTAATTGATTTAGAATTTGTATTTTCAGTGTCAATGGAATCTAGTGAAAATCAAGGACAAGTAATAACGAGTATAGTTGATAGTGTTAATTCATATATGTCACCATCGACTAATCTATTAGGTAAGAACATAAATATATCCGACATAAGGAGATTAATACAAGATATTCCTGGAGTTAGTACATTGGCGGATTTAAAAGTTTTTAATAAAACTGGGGGTCAATATTCGTCTTCAGAAACTTCACAAAGATATTTGGACAAAAACACTAAACAAATTGAATTAATTGATGATACTATTTTTGCACAACCAAATCAGATATATCAGGTAAAGTTTCCTGAAAAAGATATCAAAGTTAGAATAAAACAATTGAAGAACGTAGATTTCTCATAATTTTCTTCCATATACTTTTATTTAAATAGTTTTAAAATTAGTATAAATAACTATTTATTTTAAAAGTAATTTTATGTCAAAGTCATATAGGTTTAGAACAAAAGTTGGGGTCGACAGGGAAGTACGTCTTAATATAGAGCAAGATTTTGATTTTTTGGAAATCTTATCGTTAAAATTACGACAAGAAGATTTATATGAAAGATTTTGTGCGGATTATGGAGTTGTAACTGGACGAGTGATTGCTAATGGTGGATTTGGAGTACCTAATGTAAATATTTCTATATTTGTACCATTAGATGATATTGACCAAAATGATAATATTATATCTACTCTTTACCCTTATAAAAATATACAGACAAAAAATGAAGATGGGTATAGATATAATCTTTTACCATACGTAAAAGAGTATGGAGGTCATACACCTACGGGTACTTTTCCTGACCGAGAAGATGTTTTAACTCGAAAAGAAGTTTTACACGTTTACGAGAAATATTACAAGTACACAGTAAAAACAAACAACTCAGGAGACTTTATGATAGTCGGGGTACCATTGGGTCAACAAAAGTTAGTTATGGACTTAGACCTATCTAATATAGGTCAATTCTCATTACGACCCTCTGACTTAATAAGGATGGGGATGGGAGTTCCGACACAGTTTAATGGACAACAATTTAAAGCTTCACAAGATTTAAAAAGTTTACCACAAATAGTCAATAGCGTACAAGAAGTGGATGTCACACCATTTTGGGGTGAAAATGATTTATGTGATGTTGGGATTACTAGAAGTGATTTCGATTTAAGAGATTTAGGTATTGAAATACAACCACAGGCAGTTTTTATGGGCTCCATATTTAGTAGTACTGATGAGGATTATTTAAAAGGGAATTGTAAACCTAAAAATGATACAGGTAAATTATGTGATTTATCTACAGGTCCGGGTCAAATACTATGTATAAGACAAACAACGGATGTCGATTTTTCAGGTAATCCTATTTTAGAACAATTTATTTTTGAAGAAGGTGGTAATATAATTGACGATAACGGTACGTGGTTAATTGACCTTCCGATGAATTTAGACTATGTAATAACTAATGAATTCGGGGAACAAATTATATCAATAGACCCATCTATCGGAATCCCTACTAAAAGTAAAAGTAGATTTAAAATAAAATGGCAAAATGAGTCGGGATTAGACGGGGAAATAATAAGAGCGAACTACTTAATTCCCAACATAAAAGAACATGGATGGACAGGAACGACCGTTAACGATAGACCTGATGAAGAGACATGGAATAAATCGTATTCATTTTCTTTGAATTGGGATGATTACTACGATAAGAACGCGGCTATTAATTGTGATGATAGTTTTTATGAGTTTAATTTTAATAAAGTTTATACAGTTGCGTCTCATATTGACAGATTTAAATGGGGGTTTAATAGAATAAAACATCTTGGGATAAAAGAGATTAACGATAAAACGTGTCAGTCAGAAATTAATAAACCACCCATAAATGACGCACAAAGAAACGGTAACTTTTTTATACTTTTATTTAATTATCTTATCACTATTTTAGTTCCTTCATTTATTTCGTTAATAATTTTAATGCATGTTTTGGCTGTTTTATATCCGATAGTAAGGGCCATACTAAATATTATAATAGCAATTATAAATGGAATTATATATGTGATGTGTGTTATCATATCCATTTTCTCAAGGAGACTAAGTAGGGAAGATTGTAAAAGTGCATTAATCGAACCACTACCTAAAGAAAATCCATTTAAAAACATTTCACTACCTATGATTAGTTATCCTGATTGTGAGACTTGTAATTGTAGTTCTGATAGTGTTTCAGAAGAAGATAGTCAAGAGTTAAATGACTTAGCGGATGAGCTAACATTTGGACCAATTGCGGATATTACTTGGAGTGAGTCTTATCAGGTAAACGCGTGTAATGCGAATGTTGACGGAACATCTACACCAACCATTATGTCTCCATGGACTGGTAGATTTTTAAGTAGTGGATATGACAGTAACAGTGGTCCTGGATTTTATAAAAACCAAATAAAACTAGAAACTGATAAAGATGGAGAAAGGGACCAACCCGAATGGTATAAATCACCTGTATATCCCATATATAAAGACGGGCCAAATGAACCTCCGAGCAAAACTAGATGGAGATTTTCACCTAACCCAACATGGGCTCAAGCTTTAAATCTTATGAACCGAAGACATATGTACTTCGGAGATAACGGTAACCAAAACTTCGGTCCATCAACAACTAACAGAATGCTTGTTAGGACAGTAAACGACCACTTTGGATATAACGCATCTACGCCATGGACAGACAGTTGTTTTATTATGGTATTGGACCCAGGTAGTGTAGTAATACCAGGACAGTTATTTACCTTTAATGACCCGTCTACCATTTCAGACCCTAACGTTAATCGTTACCCTAGCGGTAATCAGTTTAATAATAATGGTCTTACGGGTAATTCCATAAATTATAATGAAAATGGTTACACTACTATAGATATAAAATATTTGAAACCTAATGGTGTCGCAAGTACTGCACAGGGAGTCACTATAGTAAATACTGGTGCAACTACAAGTTATAAATATAAGGCGGGAGTAGAGTACTTCCAAGTTATAACAGGTATGACTAGGTCTGAGGTTAACTCTATAACTACTGGAACCACTAACGGATTACTTAGGAGGTATCTCTTAGAT